AGGTTCAGCCGCTTCGGGTTCGTGGCGTCGATCGACGCGATCGTGTTCTTCTTGGCGGTCGCCGGATCACTGATGATCGCCGCGAGCCCGAGCCCGTCGAGAATCCTGCATGCGGCCGCCTTCGCCGCGCTCGGGGTGCGCGCGTTCGGGTTCGTCGTCGGCTGCCCGTCGGGGATGAGCGGCGCGCCGTTCCATTCCGTCTTGCTGAACTCGAGATCGAAGTTGTAGATAATGTTTTGCAGCTTGACGATATCGACGACGTACCGATACGCGGGCGGCTCTTCGCCGGTCGGATGCCACATGGTAACGACGTCGGAGATCTGCACGACGCCGTCGCGAAGCTCGACCGTCGACGAGCCCGCCTTCACTGCCAAGTCGCGTTCGGCGTAACTCCACTGGTCGGCGTCGACGCCGGGCAGGATGCTCCGGAGCGCGCGCGCGCCATAGTCCGTCGGCGGGTTCGCGTCGGCGACTTTCGCGATCTCGCGCACGTGCGCGGCGGCGACTTGCACCGGCATGCACACGCTGCCCGGCGCGACGACTTGGCAGTTCACGCGATCGGTCTTGCGCCCGTTCGTGCCGCTCGTCGCCGACCCGACGGCGACGATCGTGTTACCGACGACGGCGACGAACGGGCGGCGCACGAGCTTATCCCAGCGGCTCTCACCGAGCGCTTGCAGCGCGTCGAGCACCGTCGTTTCCGACGACGGAAACCCGTTGACGACGAACGTCGTCCACGGCGAATCGAGCAGCGCGAGCGACGGGTCGATGTCGACCGCGCCCGTGCCGCCCCCGATGGCTCCAATCGTGAACGTCAGCCCCGTCGCCGGCACTTCGAAGATGTCGTTAAAGACTTCTACTTGAATGAAGTTCCCGCTCGTGCCGGCCCATTTCACCGTTAGATCGACGAGCGTCGTGCCGTCGGCGGCGATGACGGGGATCGCGAGCACCGCGTTCACCGCTTCGACGATCTTGCTGCAAATGGCGGCGACCGTATCGCCGGCAATGACGGCGATCGCGGCGCTCAAGATCCCAGCGACGCGCACCCGATAGGTGGCATTGATCGTCGCCGCGCCGCTTGGCGTAATGGTGCCGACGGCGGCGACGCCAGCGGCCGGATCTTCGACGGGGATCACGATCACGGGGATCGACCCGACCCCCTGCCCGTTGTCTGGGAATAGCTGCCGCGCCGCGAGATGGATCGGGCTGCCGAACCCGAAGCGCAGCGCGGCTTGCTGCGCGCTCGTAATGCGATAGGGCGCGAACGGGTAAGTCGCCGTCGTGGAGCTTTGAGCGACGACCGCGATCCGCTGCGGCAGCGAGAGCGCCGACGAGACGCGGAGATCCCGAAATTGCGTATCAATGCCGACGACTCGTGCAACGGCGCTTGGATCGATTCCCATGGTGCATTCCTTTTATGGCGACGGATACTCGGCTTCGAAGTAAAGCTCGCCCGTCTCGGCGCGTTTGACTTCGAGCGACAATGTTTCGAGCGGCTCGCCTTCGACTTGCGGCGACAGTTCGTTGTAAGTGACGACGAGCGCTATGCGCCCGGCGGCGACGTTGATCGCGCTGCGGTCGTCGGTCGGCGGGCGAAACACGCTGATGGTCTGCGGCCAGCGCTTCCACACCGTGCCGCGCGGCAGCGCGAGATAGGTGTAGTGTCCACTCATCAGGATCTGGCGGCAGAGCCGCAGATACCTCTGACACTCGAGCGCCGCTTGCTCGTCGCCCGGCGTGTGGCCGCCCGGCGTTTCGGTGCTCGCGCCGAAGGCATACACGTCGACGTTGAAAGTGCCTTCGGCCGCTTGCCGTTCGGTAATGCTGCTCGCGTTACCGTTGAAGCTCTCGGTGTCGAACCAGACATTGATGACGGGCGCGAGATTCTCGGGCGCTTCGTGCAAGACGCCCCACGGGTTCGAGCGTTCGAGAAACACGCGCGGCACGGGCGTCAATCCGAGCACGCCTTGATTGGCGAACTCGACCGCGAGAATCGCCGCGATCTGGTCGCGCACGACTTCGACGTTATCGGGCGTCGCGAGCAACGCTTCGAGCAACGCTGGCATTACCGGTAAGTCTCCAGCATGAGCACGACGACACCGAGCGCACGGTCCGGCTTGACTTCGACGACTTTCCACGTGAGCACGGCGCCCGTGATGTCGGCGAACGTCACGAGCCACGGGCGCCGCTCGCGCTCGGGCACGGCGACGGGAAGCTCTGCAAGCGATAGGAGCGAGACGGCGACCGACGCGCGCCGCGACGAAACGAGCACGTTCGTTTCGGGGTCGATACTCTCGACGACGTCGGTCGCGAAACCCGTGTGCGCGCTCTCGACGCCCGCGGGTGACGTGAGCGTGAGCGGCCACCCGAAGCCGCCCGCCGCGTCTTCGAGTATCGCCTTCGCGTCGGCAGCCGCCGTTGCTCTCAAGCCCATGCGCGCCCGTGCCCCCCGCTCACACCGTGACGTTCAGACGCGCGAACGTGTCGATCGCCGTCGGGATCGTGAGCGGGCGGGTGCCCGCCGAAACCATGACGTGTTTCCCGTCGGCGGTGCACCATGCGTTCGTCGTGAGATCGATCCCCCGCCCTTCGCTCGAGATGCGCGGCGGCAGGAACGGCAGCACGCGCTGGTCTGGCGCAATGATCATGGGGATCGCCCCGTAGGTGAGATCGAAGCGGCCGTCGCCGAGCATGATGACGTTATCGGTGTCGACGTACGTCGTGAGCGCGTTCGTCACGGGGTGACGGAAGAAACCGTCGTACGTCCAGATCTCGAACCGGTAATGCCCGATCCAGACCCACCCTTGAAATGTCGCTCCCTGCCCGCGCGACTCGGGCGCGATCGCGGCGGTGTTCAGCCGCAGCACGTCGAGCGCGGCGCGCACCCCGGCGTTCGCTAGGAAGCGTTGAAAGGCCGACTCTCCGAAGATCAAACGCTTCGGCTCCATTTTGCCGTCACGGCGTACGACGTTCGCGAGCGACGCCAGATCGGGGAGCGGGTTCCCCGTCGAGCCGTCCGTCGCCCACGTGATCGCGACCGTGACCATGTGCGTCGCCTTCGCTTGAAAGTTCAGCGAGTAGAGCGTCGCGCCGCTGGCGTCGGTGAGTGTGAGCGTGCCCGTCTGCAAGACTTGCGACGCCATCAACTCGACCGCGCGCCGGATCTTGTTTTCGCAGAGCCGGTAAATCGAGAACGCTTGCCGCACCGCGTTCGCGCCATACTCGGGGTTCGCAAACGGGTTCTGCCCCGGCTGGCGTTTGATCATGTCGTAGCTCGACACGTGCCCCTGCTCGTCGAAGATCGGCGGCTTGAAGCGCTTCGACGTATAGGTCGTCGCTTCGTTGTTTCGCGGCCCCGTGCTCAAGTCGGTGATCACGATCGCGACTTGCTCGTCGTCGCGCTGGACGTCCAACTCGACCTCCTCGGTCGTGTGAAAGTTCTGCGGCGGCGACCGGAAGAACCCCGAGAGAAACATCGGTGCCGATGCTTGCTCGAGATACATATCGATCATTGCAATGGTGCTAGCGTCGCTCATGTTCGTTCGCTCGTTTGAATCGTAGTGGTGGAGTGTTGTTGCCCGAGCGCGCTCACGGCTGCGGGTTATCGACCATGGCGAGTTGCTTCACGTACACGGGCACGATCGAATAGTCGCGCAGCGCGTCGAGCATGCCCGGCGTGACGGTGCCGCCAGCGTGAATGATGAGCCGCTGCGAGTTGACGATCCCCGCCGTGAGCACCCGCACCGCCGCGTCGGTGACGGTCGGCACGTCGGCTAGCTCATAGGTGAGCACCGCTTTCGGGATCTCGAGCCCGCCCGCGCCCGCGGGATCGAACGCGCCGAATTTGCCGTCGGCGGTCGTGCGCGCGAGAATGGTGCCCGCCGCGTACGTCTGCGTCGTAAGCGCCGCGTTGTGCAATACGCCGTCGGCGAAGCCGTCGCCCTGCAAGACGACGGACCCGGTGTCGATGTTGACGATGTCGATGTTACTCACGAACGAAGCTCCCGCTAGAGGCCTTGAGTTGTGCGACGACGTCGTCGCCGAGATCGTTTGCCGCGGGCGCGGGCGCGTGCCCGGCGACGGCGCGTGCGGCGGCGTCCGTCTCGGTCTGCCGCTGGCTGCGGTCCGACCGGTTCATGCGCGCGCTCTCGTAGCGACCGAGCAGCGCGAGCGAGTTGCCAGCGCCCGAGCGAATCGCTTCGACGGCGATCGACATATCGCCCGCCGCTTCGCCCATCTGCAAATGATAGAGCACCCGTTCGCGCTCTTGCGTGACGCCGCGTTGCACGGCGGCGTCGGTTGCTGCCGCCGTCGCGCGATTGTCGTTCGATTCGTCGTCGTCGTTCCTAGCCATCGCATTCCCTTTGGTTGTCTTGACCGCGCGCGGCGGTGTGGAGATCTTGTCAATCATGCCGCGCTCGAGCGCCCCCTTTGCGGTGAAGCTCGAGCCGCGGCCGAAACCCTTCGCGACGGCGCTCGCGGTGACGCCGCGGCCGCGCGCGATCGCGCGCACAAACTCGTCGTTGACTTGATCCAGATACTGGACGACGACCGCTTTGCCGCTCGCGGTCGTGACGTCGGGGCGCTTGTCGGGCGAGTCTGTGTTCGTGAGCGTGACGACGCCGGGGTCGACGCGGAACGACGCCGCCGTGCCGATAGAGCCGAACGCCGACGCGCGGCTCGACGCTTCGATATCGCCCGCGGCCGCGGCGATGGCGTACGCCGCCGACTCCGCGCTCTCTGCCCGCACGCGCAGCGTCTTGCTCGAGTTGGCCCGCATGGTGGCGATCTGGTCGAGCGTCTCAAAGAGACCGTTGACGCTGCCGCCCGGCGAATCGATCGCGAGCACGATCGACTTCACATTCGGATCTTGCTCTGCAACGGCCAACGCCTGGCGGATCGAAGCATACGTCGTGTTGCCCGCGCCCATCAGCCACGCCCAAAAGTCGGGCCGCTTCGTCAAGACGCCTTCGACCAGGATCTCGGCGGTCGACCCCGCCAGCGTCAGATTGCGGGGCAAGCCGTCGCGCGCTGCCGCTTCGGCCGCTTCACACGTCACGCTCCACGACGCACGCGCGCCAGCGTCGAACGGCAGCCGGCGCGCGTCGTCGAGCCGCGCGTGCACGGGGGGCGATAGAAGCCATAGCTCACTCATGCGGGGTCGACTCCACTAGCGTTAGTGCGTTCGCCGCTTTGCGCTGCGGCGGGCGTTCGGTGGGCACGGCGGGCGCCGGGGGCGCCACGACGACGGGCTCGGGCGGCTCGAGCGGCTCGTTCGCTTCGGCGAGCAATGCATTCTCGCGACGAAGCTTCGCGCAGTTCTTGCTGAACTTCGTGCCGGTCGTCTCGCGCGCAGCGCGGTCGCGGCTGATGAAACCTTGCGCGACGAGTAGCTCGTACCCGTTCGCTTGCTTTACCAAATCGACGCTTGGCTTGATTGCCCCCGACCAGTCGGCGAGCGACCACGCGACGAAGCGATCTTGCAGCGCGGGATCGCGCCACGCTTCGAGCAAGCCGTCGGCGACGACGCGGCCCGTGAGCACCGACGAGACGAGCCACTCGACGTAGATCGGTTGGCAGAACTCGTCGCCCCATTGGGTGCGGGCGCGGTTCAAATACATTTTGAACTCGTTTATCGCCGCTTGGCTCGCGCTGTAATTGCTCGCGAACGAGAGCGTCAAAATCTCGGGCGGGATCTCGAGCGCCCATGCGATCGCGTACACGATGGCAGACTCGAAGTCGGCGAACTTCTCGTCGGTGCCGTCCGACGAGAAGCCTTGCGGCGTCTCGCCCGGGGCGAGCTCGTCGAGCACGGCGCCCGGCACCATCTCGGTGAAGTGATACACGCGCGGCGCCGCGCCGGGGCCGCCCTTGTCGACTTCCTTACCCCGCACGATCGCGCCCCCCGTGAGCGGGCGCGTGCCGACCGTGGCTTGTTCTTTCTTGATGAACATTGCCAAGATCGCATTGATTGCGGCTTTGCGTTGCACCGAGTCGCGATACCGATCGATCTCGCGAAGCGTCTGCAAGATGATGGCTAAGAGCGGCTCGCCGCGCACGTCGTCGAGCAACTTGTCGGTGCCGTACACGAGCCACGCGATCCGGCGCCCCGTCTCGCCGACGGCGGGCAAGCGCTCTGCCCGCCGCTGCCCCGTGGCTTCGTCGAGCCGCACGATCCAGTAGGCTGCGTGCCGGCCGTCGACGCCTAGCTCGACGCCGTGTCTCACGACATGCCCCGGGGCGATCTGCGGGTCGTTCGGGCCGAGCCCGAACGGGGATTGCACGCGCTGGCCGTCGACCAGCCGCACCCGCGGCAGACCCGTCGTCGGGCTCTGCGCGAGCGTCACGAGCACGTCGCCGCCGATGAGCGCGGCGAGCTTCGCGCTCGCTTGCAGCGCGCCGAACGTCTGCGCTTCGAGCGCGTCGCAGAGCGGCGGCGACCGTTCCCAGAGATGAAAGCGGTTCTCGACCGTCTCGGCCCATGCTGCGAGCGGGTCTTCGTCGAGCCCTAGGATCTGCTCGTCGGGCACGGCTTCGAGCGCGAGCCCTGTATTGATCACGTTCGTGACGAGCCGGCGAATGATCCCGCGGGCGTAAATGTTCTGGCGGAACATTTGCACGCTACGCGCGCGCAGCGTCCAATAGTCGAGTGTGAGAAGCTCGGTGAAGCCGAAGCCGCCCGGATACTTCTCGCCGTCGTGATAGCCGTACCGCACGGGCGCTGGCGCGGGCGACGCGGCCGCGCCGACGTCGACGCCGCCGTCTGCGGCGGGCTCGGCCGGCGCCGAGTAGAGCCAGCCGTACAGGCGGTGCAAGATGGGATGCGTTACCACCCGGGCCTCACATTGAAGCGGCCGCAGCCGAGCCGCGCTTGCAGCGTGACGATATCGCTCTCGAGATCTTTCAACGTGAGCCGCAAGCTCGCGACGTTGCCTTTCGTCACGAGTTGCTGCGTCTGCCCGGTGTTCAGCTGGTAGCTCTGCGCGCCCGTCGCGATTGACGCGATCGCGGTTTCGATCTGCTCGATGAGCGCTTTCTTCGCAGCAATGCGCGATAGGATCCAAGCGGTGTCGCAACAGTCGATCATGGTCATGCCGCGAGCGTCTCCCAGAATTGCGACCAGTCGATTTGCGAGAGCCCGAGTTGCTGCATGCAGACGTCGAAGGCGATGATGTCGAGCGCGGCGTTATTGTAGATGAGCAAATCCCACAACTCGTTATCCGCGCCGCTCGGGCGATACCACGCGAAGCCGAGCCGCTTGCCGCTCTGCGGGTCGATCTTCTCGCGCCGCGTCTCGACGGTAAGCTCTTTCATCTGCGCCGCGCTCGCGTCGCCCGGCGCGTTGAACGTGCCTTCGGGCTGTACCGTGACGCCATCCCATGGGCGGCGCAGCGCCGTGCCCCACCGGTCTTTATACATATCGACGCTCACCGTCCAAGCGAGTTGCCCCGCGGGCGTCGTGAACGACCAGAACTCTTTGTATGGCGTCGACTGCGGCGGCGAGCCGCGCCCCTTCACGGGGTACACGCCGGCTTCGTAACGCTCGACGAAGCGATAGACGGTGTCGGTCAGAAACCCGCTATCGATCAACGTGAGTTGCACGCGATACTTGCGGCCGTCGTTCGCGATATACTCCCGGCTCTCGATGACTTCGCGCAAGCGAAGCCACGGCGGATCGTCGCGGCTCTCCGTCTTGCCTTCGAAGCGCCAATAATCGACGAGCACCGCGCGGCGCCCGCGGCACCAGCCGAAGACGGCCACGGCCAGATTGTCGATGTGCACGTCGACCGCGCACGTGAGAATCAAGACGGGCCCCCCGCAGAACTCTTCGCACCATGTGTTCGGGATTTCCCCGAGCCGATAGACGAGCCGGCGGTGACTATCGACGACGTCGAAGCGAAGCCGCATGCCGCGCACTTCGAAGGGCTCGCCGAGCACGTTGTTATAGAACACTTGAAGCGCCGCGTTGTCGCGCGGGCGATTGTTCTCGTCATCCCATGCTTCGAGCCATTTGCCGACGCACGCGCCCCACGTCTGCATGCCGACCGGCGAATAGAGCGCAGACAAGTGATAGCTGCGATGGTGCGCGCTCTCGGGCGTCGCCGTCGGAACCCACTCCGCGTTATCGGCGGCCATGAGCCGCGTCTTGTCTTCGTTCGTGTGCGCGTGGCCGCACGCTTTGCAGAGATAGCGTACGCTGCCTTCGACGAGCCGCCCTTCGCTCGTTTCCCAGACAATGCCCGTGCGCCGCCCGGTGTCGTCGGAACGGCTCCAGCGAAGTTGCTGCGGCAGGCCGCACGACAGACAGCGCACGAGATAGCGGCGCCGGTCGCCCGCTTGATAGAGCCGGTCGATCTTGCTCTGCCCTTTGATGAGCGGCGTACTGCAATCGAAGATTTTGCGGCTCGCTTCGTACGCCGCGGTCCGATCGGCAGAGAGCTTCACGGGGTCGCCGTCGCGCCCGACGGTGTCCGCCCACCCGTCGATCTCGTCGCGAAGCAGGATCTGTATGGGGATCGACCGAAGCTTATTTGCGTTGACGGCGCCGAGCGGCACGAGATAGCCGCCCCCTTCCCACTCGTATTTCTTGTCGGTCCTGCCCGTCTTGCGCGGATTGTGATCGTCGAGCGATCTCACGAGATGGTCGAGCCCGCTGTATTGCAGCATGGGCACGACGAAGGATTCCATTCGCAGTTTCGCGATCTCCGAATCTGCGGTGACGAGCATCATCGGCGCCGTCTTGACGACGTCGATATAATAACCGATCGTGTTTTCCAAAAGCGTCGTGGCGCCGATCTGAACACCCTTCATGATCGTTACGTGCCGCACGTCGGACTCGGGCGACATGCAGTCGATGATCTCGCGCATGTAGGGCGCGACGTCGAAGCGATAGAAGCCGGGCATGCTGGTCGCGCTCGGCGGCAGATAGCGTTTGCGCTCTGCCCACTCGCTCGGCGTCATCAACTCGATTCGCGTCGTGAGCCGCTTGCGAAGTTGCGCGACGAGCCATGCGGTGTCGGGCGCTTGGCTCACGGCTTCGCCTCGAGTTTCTCGTGCCCGAGCGCGGCGGGCCGACACTTCGGGCACCCCGCGCGGTCGACGAGCACATGGATCCCATGGCGCGAGCAGTGGCCGAAGCGCGCGCCGCACGACCAGCATTCGGCGTGCTCGTCGTCGAGCGAGACGACGTGCGGGTGCAAGCAAGCGCTGGCGATCATTGCTCGACTTCTCCGGGGCGGCGCGGCGCCGGGGGCGGGCGCTCGTCGGCGTCGACTTCGTCGAGCGGCGGGGCCGCGGGCAAGCGCCACACGAGCAGACACCGGCGGCAGACGAACGCCGACCCAATGCGGCGCCAGCCGTGCCCGACGAGCCAGCATGCGACGCGCGCGATCATTCGGCCGCCTCGGCAAGCGGGGCCATCGGATCGTCGGCGTCGAGCGCGGCCGTCATGTGGCTCTGCGCGGCGTCGAGTTGCTGCCCCATGACGTCACGGATGAGAGCCGCGGCGCCCGGCATGTCGGCGCACCCGAGCCGGGTCGCGATTGCGCGCGGCGCGTCGGTGAGCAAGAGCCGGAACGCGGCGTCGACGTGGTCGATCATTCGCAGCACGGTCGTGCGCGCAATCAGCCGCCCCGCGACGCGCTCGCGAAGCATCTCGGCCCGGCGCGCCTCTTCGAGCG